GTTCTAGTATCTGCTGCCTTGCGTGCTGCATCTGAAACCATATTGGTTGCTGAGCAGTTAAAGGATGGCAGTGGTGCCATTGCTTCTGCAAGGTCACGTGCTGCGACGTCAATGAAGTTTGCAACTAGAGGCTTTGGATATTCCTCTGAAAACATTGCAGGGTATACCTTAGATATATCTCCCTGACGCACCGAGAGCACATCACGCATACGTTGATCTCTCGCTGATGAGCGAGTACGTAAGCGTGCTAGCTTAGCGTCAACTTCTTTGACTGATAACAATGTGGGGTCCTTACTTAGACTTCTTCTTAACTACTGCCTTGCTAAGTTTAGGACCTTTTGGCTCTGTCTTCTTAGGCGCTGGCTTAGTCTTGAACTTATCTCTAATAATTTCTTCTGGCTTAATCAAACGAACGTTGAATGGTTTTGTGTTTGATGGATCTGATTTCTTTTTAGTGGTTGTCTTAGACATAGGCTTCTTCATATTTGCCATTACTTCTTACCCTTTTTATTAGTGGCTGTTTTAACTCTAACTTTAACTGCTGTCTTCTTTGCTGCTGGCTTAGATGCTGCCTTCTTTGCGGCAGGTGAGTTACCAATAGCTGCTGCTGCACGCTTTGCTGCAGTCTTCTTTGCTTCGCGTCTTTCAATACCAATTGCACGAGCCTCAGTCCTCTTACGATCTGCTCTAATACGTGGCTGTATAATCTTTCTTGCTTTCTTAAATTCAGCAGTACTTAGATCTTTAATGCCTGCTGCTTCTGCATTTCTTTGAACTGTATCGCCAGCAGCATAATAGGCCGAATCCTTAGTTGCAGCGTTTACTGCTTTCTGGCCTCTTTCTGAAAATTTGTAATATTCTTTTCTTGTTATTGCCATTGTTATCTCCTTGTTAGATGAATGTGCGATCTTTTTCTGCGAGCAGTTCATCTATGTTGATAACTGTTCGTTTGCCTACCTCGTAGCGAGATAGAAAAGGGTTCTTCATATGATGGGTCTTGTGCATACCTTGGTTGAGCATCTCTCGTGCTCTGATCTCACAGAACCACAGAGCCATCACCATATCGGTCTTACCTTTAGTAGTTGGCGACCACGTAATCAGTTGCTCGATAAGAGCTTTGATGTTTTCTGTTTGATCGCTAGGAAGATGGATGAGATTGTCTCTATGGTGTTTCCCGTCAAATTGCTTCGTTCCAAACAATGTTGACATACTGGCAACACCAAATCCTGAGTCCCATTTATTGGTTCCTGTGTGGTGTTCACGTAGTAGTACTCCTCGACTTGCAAGATTTTGACGGATGCCTTCATCTTGCGTAAGGAAGGACTGAAAAGCGTTCTTCTCTACTATCCACTCACTAGGCTGGTATAGGGAAGTCCAATCAAAGATTAGTTGGCGTATCGCCGCAGGCGTAGGACGAGTGATCTTAATAGCATCAACGATATAACGTTTATGAGTAACCCGATCAACAGCGTAACAAACGACGGCTGTATCACCAACCATAGCGGGATCAAGGCCACAAATAAAAGAAAAACCGTTGACATCGCGTGGATGGCCTGGGTTACCAGGAACCAAGCGACCTGCCTTACGCATACCATCTATAGAACCTCGCACACATACTGGATCAAAGATTGCATCATCTGAGATATCTTGTTGTTGATAAACTAAAGCCCAGGTAGAAGCATCCATAGCTTGGCGTTCGTTGTAGAGGTTGCGACCATTCCATCTAGGATAGAGGCCGTCCTCATTCAAATCAGATTCTACTTGTCCGTCAAAGGGAGCATCAGATGCTGGCCAGAGAGTCTCCCACTTATCAGGGTCCTCATCTGTCTTTAGAAGCGCCGGCATCGCAAGATACTTCCAAGGAACTAACCCGCCAGGGTAGCGGTCTTCGTTACGAAGTTCGCGGTATAGGTCCATAGCTGCAACTCTGGTACCAATGACTACTAGTTTACCAGTAGGGTTCAAACGAGAGCGTACGTCCTGGGTCAACCAGCGAATCTGCTTTTCAAATTCGTTAGCGTTTTTTAAGGTAACAGCGTCGTCTACGATAATCATATCTGCACGCTTACCGTAAATCTGACCACCGATACCAATAGCTTCGATGTTTGGATCTTTTTCACTGGACTCACGTAGCTCGGTACCGAAGGTAACACGGGTAGCCTGCCAGGAAGCTGACTTAGAGTTAAACCCTACGCCAGCGGCATAAGCGCTCTGGAGGTCTTCATACATAGGATGAGTCAGGCGTTGCTTGATGGCGTAGAGAAAGTCTGCAGCTAACTGCTGGGTTTGTGAAACAATCAAAACTCTAAAGTTGGGGTTACGTACTACCTGCCAGGTAACGTAGTCAACCGTGATCGTAATTGACTTGGCGTGGTTTGGCGGGATGTTCAAAAGAATACGGTTTGCAGCTAGCCCTGGCTCATACTTCATAGAAGGGTGTAGCCATCCTGGCTCTCGACCTTCGATCATATCCACAAGATTCTGCTGGTGTGGGAATGTCTTAGAGTGGAGGAACTTCTGGCGAAACTCTGCAAAGGTGAGGTCGTGTACATCGCCGTCTTGGAACTGCTTGTCCTTTAGACCTAGGCGTGTTCTGTCAACCTTGTCTGTAAAAATCTTATCTGTGCGACGGTAGTACTCATAGGTCTTAATGGATTTGCCGGCGGAGGCGCAAGCCTGCTCAATGGTCATACCCTCTGCTACACAGCCAAGGATAATTCTCTTGGCAATGTCTGCGCTGTTATCAGCCATTGGATGCCCGTCTCATTTCTTCTACTAGTATTGCTGCCGCGATTTGGCGGCGCATTTCTAAGCGACGGGATTCTCGCTCCTGCTTGTACTGTTTCCGAAATTTTCTACTGGAGGTAGCGCGAAGGTATAACTGCTCTTCTGTGTAGTTACGTATCATCGGCGCGGATGCTCATTTCTTTGATACTAGGCTAGGGATGATTTCCCTACTAGAGATAGAGCTATCCCCACTAAAAGTACTGGGCAGATCGGGCTTAACGCCCGAAGGAGCCACAGCGAACTGAGGGGTAAGTCAGTACTCGGCCTAGGGGCCTCGTAAGAGGCCAACCAAGGGTCGTAAAACATACTCTCCCCGTTTTACTCCCCTACTATATATAAGGCAGGAAATATGACGGATTTCTCGTTTTACGGGTGTGATGTGTGACACAGTATATATAAGTGCTGGTCAGAGGCTATATTGGCAGCTTTGACTTTAGCAAATATTTTTTGTTGGGGAGTAACTGGCACACCGCGCTGGATTTCAACAATGGGGGGTCACCGTCACCGTGAGGGTTAGACATTCTGCGGGCTATTGTCTAGTTAGTTAGAAAAGATAGAGGGGCGCACTACCGTTCCGGCTACCCCTAACCCTTAACCCTTACCTAATAGCTTTAACGGTTAGCCCTATCGGTTAGCTGTATCGGTTAGCGATCTAGGTCTACCGGATAGCTATAACCCTTAGACATAGTGACCCCTAATTGTCTACTATGTTTAGAGCTAAGACACCTAGAAAATAATTAGTAAATGTGCTTGACATCTATAGGGGATAGTACGTTAGGTTTATCCCATTGGAGAACACCTACCTAAAAGCTCCAATAGATAAGAGTATGAAATGGATCTACAATTAAAGACAGCTCTCAATGATGAATTGACTAGCTACGTATTCGGATACCCTTTTGGGATTGAAAAGATAGCTCCGCGTGATTATGTAGTCTTCCGCGAATTCGGGTCACGTCGTATTTACTTACGTGTCGAAAGCTTTACATCTAAAGAGCAAGCAAAAGCCTATCTATCTCCAATCGTGGAAAAGTACAGCAACTCAATCATTACAGCATTGGTGGCTAACTAATGAACACTCAAGAGCTAGGCATTGACAGCTACGACATCAGGACACAATCTCCGAGACGTGGAGCTGGTGTCTTCATCTAGTCTCCGGCATTACTTTCGCCGGAGCTAGCACATCGTATGAAAAGGCCTTACAGTCAATCCAAAACTACGCAGGAAAGGTAAACTAATGAACAGCACACTAATCAAGCAAGCACTAAGTGAGATCACACAGGAATCTATGACTAATGGCTCTATGAGCTCATTATGGGAGATGTTGCCGGATTACGTCGCTGGCTCTCAATGGGTAGGCGAAATCGTAGACCTAGCCGAACAGCTCTCCGGTTACTTTACAGACGGAGAAGATGTAGAAGACTACAAGCTCTCCGATTACTGTGCGGAGATAGCAGACTGTGAGACTCAAGACTACTACAGCAACATTAACAAGCGTGTGCAAGAGCTGTCATTATGGGCATACCCTACCCTAGATGACAGCGTGGCAGAATTAGGTACCTATAACGCCGGAACAATCACATCGCTAAACAGTCTCTATTTATACTGTGCTATGCGTGAGAGCCTAGACAGTATCGCCGGCTATGTGGCTAGAC